TTTACCGTCGCGGCAATGGTTCACCGCTTGAATTGTGGCCATTGAATCCGCTGCAGACGTGGCCGAAACGTGATGAGAGCGGAACGCTCTGGTACATCACTCACATCAAGGATGGGACGGAAGAGCGTTCGATTCCCTATACGGATGTGTTGCATATTCGCGGTCTTGGATTCGACGGGCTGAAGGGCTACAGCGCATTGGACTACGGCAAGAATACGCTCGGGCTCGGGTTGGCGCTGCGCAAGTTCGGCAACAAGTTCTTTGCGAACAACGCGACGCTCGGGACGGTCCTGGAGCGGCCTATAGATGCCCCGCGCCTGGATGAGCAGGCGGTTCAGAACCTACGCAACTCGTTCGACAGAATCCATGTCGGCCTGGACAACGCACACCGAACCGCCGTCTTACAGGAAAGCACGAAAGCAACGCTGCTTGCCATCGACGTTCGCAAGTCTCAAATGCTTGAGATGCGAGAATTTGAGCTTCGGGAAATCGCGAACCTGCTCGGGCTCCCGCCGCACAAGCTGGGCGATACGACGCGCACAGCCTACGCCAGCCTAGAGCAAGAAAATCAGGCTTATCTGAATGAATGCCTGAATCACTGGCTGCGGCAATGGGAAGAGGAATGCACAGAGAAGCTACTGACCGAACGCCAGAAGGCGGCCGATTCGCACTTCGCTGAGTTCCTGCGTGAAGCGCTCGTGCAGGTCGATATCATCTCACGCTACAACGCTTATCATATTGCATTGCAGGACGGATGGATGAATCGTGATCAGGTATGTGAAAGAGAGAATTTAGATCCCTTACCGAACGGCGAGGGCAAGAAATACTACACGCCGCTGAACATGGACACGGGTGGCGAAGATGACGAAGAGCCCGAACCTGAAGAGGATGACGAACCTGAACCGGACCCGGAGCGCATGGCGTCGATCAAGGCCGCACATCTGCGGTTACTGAATGACACCTTGGCCCGCCTGTGGCGTCGCATCGGGAAACAGGCACTCAAGGCGGCGCGCAAGCCGGACAGTTTCGTTAATTGGCTCGACGATGAGATGGTGTCGAGCAATCTTGATGTTTTCCGTGATGCGATTGCCCCGGTCATACAGGCCATGAATGCGGCGCAACTCCAACCGGCTGCTCCGAGTACGGTGATTTTTAGCGTTTTTAGGACTATCCGCAAGGCGCTCTTGGCAGTCGCGCAATGCAAACCGGATGAATTAGCGGCTCGTGTCGAGGAATGGTCAAAACTGTCAACCTATGAGGTGAACGATGTCCTTACCTGAGAGACGTTTTACGGAACAGTCGGCGGCGCGCGTGTCGCTGGAAGAGCGGGCAGACGGCCCGCCCAAGATCGTCGGGTATGCCTCCGTCTTTTGGGATGGTTCGCCGGGTACGGAATACAAACTATGGGATGGTGCGGTTGAACGGGTCATGCCGGGTGCCTTCAAGCGTGCCATCGAAGAGGATGACTCACGGGCACTCTTCAACCACGAGCCCGACAACCTGCTCGGGCGCACCAGCGCTGATACCTTATCTCTTACAGAGGACAAGCGCGGCCTGCGATATGAGATTAGCCCGCCGGATACGACGATCGGTCGTGATGTTATGGAGATGGTCCGGCGTGGCGACCTGCAAGGGTCATCCTTTGCCTTTGTTACGACCGATGAGGAATGGCGGAAAGAAGACGGCATGATGATCCGCGAGGTGCGCGGGGTGAAACTCTATGACGTTGGCCCCGTGACGTACCCGGCCTATGAGGGAACGACGACGGGTCTGCGATCATGGGGCAGTGACGAGGCGCGGATATCATTCGAGGCGTGGCAAAAGAAACAGGCCGCACTGCAGGATGAGCTACGCGCCCGCGACGTGAGGATCGCCGAACTGAGGGCCTGAAATGGCTGCTTGCCTCAAGTGTGGTGAGTCCGCGGCCGGGTTTCTTGATCGGGCGTTGTGGCCGCAGGTGGGGAACTTGGACCGGCGGGAGTTCTGCAAACTCTGCTGGCACGAACTCGCCGAGGCGATTGCCGGGAAGAATGCCCGAGGTGTGGGCAGGATTCTGTTTTTACGCATTGTGGGGGTGAAGGATGGCGACCCGCCCGTTGGTTCACTCCGCATTCCCAGGGTCTACGGCGACATTGAAGCGATGGCTCTGACAGATCTCACCGCTGATGATCCGATGGAGGTGGCGACGGGGCACGAACTGGCCGACGCGCGGATTGGCGTGCTTGGGCATTTGCTGAATCGAAGCGGGTTGCGGGCGCGCGCCCGCGAGGTCGTAGAACGGCACTACGGCCTGAATGGGTATTGTGGACACGAGCAATCGGACGCCGCGATCGCGAGATCGCTCGGATGCTCGAAACAGAACGTTGAACAGACGTTTGGCCGTGCCCATGAACGGATGCGACGCGAAATAAAACGGATGGCAACCGTTGACCTTTTCTAGGCAGGCGCCATACTGATAGTGAGCCGTCTACGGGCGGCAACATCGCAATCATGCCGCCGCATGGTCCTCGACGCCTAAGCGCTAAGCCATGCGGTGAGTGAGACGAGTAATCTGCCGGCTAACTGGCGGGTGCTTGTCGGCGAAGGTTTTTCACGAACTTTCGCCGGTGGGCATCCGCCGGTTTTTTCTTGCCATCTGCGTTGCCCCGCCGGCGACACACAGGGGTAACGCAAATGCCAACAGTCAAAGAGCTTAGAGAGAAGCGCGCCGAGCTTGTACCCCGACTCCACGAGTTGCGGGACGCGGCGCAGGGGCGGGACTTTACGGCCGAAGAGAAGGCGAACTGGGAAGGAATCAATACCGACTACGACAGCCTCACGCGCGATATCGAGCGTCAAGAGCGGGTGGCGACAGTGACCTCCGAGCAAGAAGCCCGCACTGATGATCGCATCGAGCGTAAGCAGCCTGGCGAGCCGACGGATTCCGGCAAGCTGAGCGACGAAGAGACGCGGACCGTTGCGCTGCAGGCGTGGTGCCGATCGCAGGCCGGGCTGGATCTGACTGAGGATCAGATGGAGGCCTGCCGGCAGGTTCGGCTCAATCCGAATCGACGCACACTTGATATCCCGCTCGCGGATTCGCGGGGTATCGGCGCCATGGCTGATGCCTTCAGGTCTCGCCATCCGTCAATCGCCAGACGCACCGCTCAGTCTGCTGTGATTGGCAGCACCGGCGGGTATCTGGTGCCGGAGGGCTTCGTTCGGCAGCTTGAGGTTGCCCTGTTGGCGTTCGGCGGCGTGCTACAGGTCGCGGACATCATCCGAACCGATGAGGGCAACGACTTGCCGATGCCCACCAGCGACGACACGAGCAACACGGGCGAACTGATTGGCGAGAGCGAAGCGGTCTCTGAGCAGCATGTGACGGTTGGTCAGATGGTGCTCAAGGCGTCGAAATACTCCAGCAAACTCATCAAGGTTCCGGCCGAACTGCTGGAAGATTCCGCCTTCGATCTGGCTTCCTTCATCGCTGAGCGGCTCGGCGAACGGCTTGGCCGGATCATGAACACTTACCTGACGACTGGCACGGGTGCCGGAATGCAGCCGAAGGGTATCGTCACGGCCGCGACCTTGGGTGTCACAGCGGCTTCAGCCACAGCCATAACCGCCGATGAGATCATGGATCTAATCCATAGCGTTGATCCCGCCTATCGGTCCGGCTCGCGATTCATGTTTCATGATGCCGTGCTGCTTTACCTGCGTCAACTGAAGGATGGCGAAGGCCGCTACCTGTGGCAAAACGGCATGGGTTCGGGCGCGCCCGACACGTTGTACAGCTATCCCCTCACAATCAATCAGGACATGCAGGGCAGTGTCGCGTCGGCGACGAAGACGATCATCTTCGGGCAGTTGAGCAAGTACAAGGTTCGCCAGGTGCGCGGCGTCCGTATGCGTCGGCTCGTTGAGCGCTACGCGGATTACGATCAGGAAGGGTTCATGGCCTTCATGCGGATGGACGGCAACCTACTCGACGCCGGTACGCATCCGGTGAAGTACCTCTTGCAGGCGTGATGACATGGCAAAGATTCGATTGAATCACATTTGCAATCGGCCGGGCTGTGAGGGCTTTCCGGGGGATGTCGTGTCTGTCTCTGTCGCAGATGCGGAGTGGCTGTTGGCGCATGGTGGCGGGACGTTGATTCCTGAGCCTGCGCCAACGGCGCCGCCCGTGATTGAGACTGCCGACGTAGAGCCCGACGAACATGCAGCGATACGAACGAAACGACCTCCATACAGGAGAAAGTGAAATGAGAGCGCTTAGCGAAGATGTGAAATTGACCGTTGTGTCGGGCTATGCGTCCGCCGCCCAGACTGATGTGACGAGCACGGGCGTGGACATGACCGATTGGGATGGCGTGCTGTTCCTTACCAGCTATGGGACCGCTGCTGCGGACAACCTGATTCACGTTGAGCAATCGAGCGATAACGGCTCGTCCGACACCTATGCTGACCTCGAAGGTGGCGAGATTGATCTGGGTGGCGCCTCCGATGAGGACCAGTGGGTTGACGTGTTCCGCCCGAAGGAACGATACGTTCGCTGCATTGCCCAGCGCGGCACGTCCAGCACGCTGGAAACGATTTGGGCCATTCAGTATCGCGGTCGGTCGCTGCCTGCGGACAACACGACCGCCGGGACCATCTACGGCAAGACTATCATCAGTCCTGACGAAGGCACGAAATAAGGGGGACAACCATGAGACGATCCTATTGGCTGACAGCCGGCCTTGTGTTGGTTGTCACCGCCGCGATCATCGCGGCCGGCCAAGTCGGTATTTACAAAGAGCAGGGCGGTCTGCGCATGGTCATTGGTTCCAGCGCTTCGCTCGATGTGGCGAGCGGCGGCGAACTCGACATCGAATCGGGTGGGGCAATCAAGATCGGTGGGACGGCAATGACTTCATCCGCCGCCGAGTTGAACGTGTTGGACGGTGTAACGGCCGGCACGGCCAAAGCGTCCGCTGGCGTGGTCCTGAACACCAACAAGGCTCTGGACATGCTTCGGTTCGGATATGTCTATCTGTTTCCGGGCACCGCACCGGCCACTACCGAAGGACATCTATACTATGATGCCGCGTCGCATGTCCTGAAGTATTACAACGCTTCAAGTTGGATCACGCTGACGACTGGCAGCGGCGATAATACGCTCGACGAGGCTTACGATCAGGGCGGTGCTGGGGTCGGTAAGACGATCACGGCCGACACCGGCGCCGTGACGATCACGAGCACGGATGCCGATGCGGCGTATCTGCTTGCCCTGACACCGACGCCTGGCAGCGCCGCCGCGCTTGGCGGGATGTCCATCACGAGTGGGGCATTTTCGACGCAGGATTGCATCTCGCTGGCAAACAGCGGGGGCGGCAAAGATATCGACGGTACATCGGGAACGTGGAGCGTTACGAAGGGCGGCGTCGGCACCTTTGCCGATGTTCAATCGGCCACGGGCACATTCTCCGGGGCGCTAACGGCAACGGATTCGATCGTGCTCGCGAATGGGCAGACGATCACGGGCGACACGAATGGCGAGATCGAATTCACCGAGGCTGGCGAGGAGTTTTCCTTGGCCTTCACCTCAAACACGATCACGCTCGCCACCGATACCGACATTGACACGCTCGCCTTCGGGGTGGTTGATGATCTTACGGGTATCGGCTCGATCGCCTTTGATGCCGCCGCATCGACGATAACGCTTGCCAGTGACGGTACGGATGATGACCTCACGATTGCGGTTACTGGCGGAAATAATGCCAGCCTGGTTCTGGCGTCTAGCGGCACAGCCTCAGACGCCATGCAATTGACGACCACGGCCGGCGGGATCGTTGTCACTAACGGCGGCGCGTCGAGTGGTGAAGATATCGTTCTTACGTCAAGCAATGCTTCCGTCATTATCAATGCGGCTGAGGATGCCACGGACGCCATCGACATTAACGCGACCGCCGGAGGCATCGACATCGACGCAACCGGCGCGTCCGGGCAGGACATCGTCATTACCAATACTGGCGGTTCGGTCCAGCTTGTCGCCACTGAGGATGCCACGGATGCGATCGTACTCAGCGCTACGGCCGGCGGCATTGATGTTGATGCGGTTGGTGCGTCGGGGCAGGATATCGTCATTACCAACACCGGCGGCTCAATCATAATTGAGGCCACTGAAGATGTCGCCGATGCGATCTACTTTCATGCCACAACGGGCGGGATTGATATCACGGCCGACGGTGCCGCCGCCAAAGACCTCGATCTCGGCTGTACCAATGGGTCGATCAATATCACCGCAGGCGAAAGTGGGGAAGATTCTCTGGTTCTCACGTCCTCCATCGGCGGGATCAATATCTTCGCGGCCGGCGCGGCCGCAGATGAGGACATTGATATTGTTGCAACGGGTTCGTCCGTCAACATCACGTCCACCGAAGCGAATGAGGCGGCGATCGTCCTGAATGCCTCAACCGCACTTGGCGGGATCGACATCACGTCGAATGCAGACATTGATATCACGACCACGGGCGCGGCCGATGAGGATATCACGATTTCCAATGCCGGCGGGTCAATCAACGTCGTGGCAACTGAGGACAGTGACGGCGCGATATTGATTCATGCGAATGGCGGTACGTCCGAGGTGATTAAGATCCATGCCGATCAGGGCGATACTGCAACGTCAATCTATCTGTTGTCTGACGTTGGTGGGATCACGCTCCAATGTGGGTCCGGCGATGATGTTGAAATAGCTGGCCCTCTCGATATGAACGGGGCGATTGTCGGCGACGGCACTGCGGCTATCAGCGGCATGCTGCGTACCGTGACGAACGATGTGGACGGCAAGACCGTCAATATCACTGAATCTGATACGGTCCAGACTAACGCGGGCGGCGCTGGGGCGATCTGGTCGCAAGAGAACGTCAATGCCACCGCCATTGTCCGGCCACGGCAGGCCGTTCATTCAACGGCCGGTGTCGCCTTGAACTACAACGATGAGAGCGATGAGCCGGTTTGCGAGCCGGTCTATGTGGCTGATGAGCGGATCAAGATCGCAGTGGCTCAGGGCGGCAAGGCAAAGACGGGGGCGTTCACCGTGATTGTGGGGTGACATGTGCAAGACTTCGGCCTCACAATCTATGTGGAACCAGTGATCGAGCCCGTCACGCTGGCCGAGGTGAAGAATTTTCTGCGCATCACGGACACCGACGATGATGTCTTATTGACGCAGCAGATCGCGGCGGCCCGTAGGCACGCGGAGAAGGAAACGCGGCGGCAACTCATCGAGGCAACGTTCAAACTTTGGCTCGATGAGTTTCCCGAGACGATCTATCTGCCGCGCCCGCCGTTGATTTCGGTGACTTCGCCGATTGCCTACACGGACGTGACAGGGGCCGCGGCGACGTTCACGAACTATCAGGTAACGCAGGGCCGCGAACCCGCGATCATCGAACCGGCGTATGGCTATTCCTGGCCGTCCACATTGGCGCAACGTGAGGCGGTGGTCATCACGTACAAGGCGGGCTATGGCACGACGGCCGCTAGTGTGCCGGCCGGGATCAGGATGGCGATCATGGGGCTTGTGGCCCACATGTATGAGAACCGTGAGCCGGTCGTAACGGGCGTGGTAGCGACCACCGTGCCCTTATCTGTGTTGACCTACTTACACAGTTTTTCAGCGGGGCATTTCTGGTGAAAACGGTACGAATAGGTGGATTGCGGCATCACATCGCGATCCAGGAGCCGACGGAAACGCAGGACGATCGCGGTGCGGTGACGGTGACATGGGAGACGATACGCGAATGTCGCGCATGGGTTGAACCGATGCGCGGGCAGGCGCTGTACGAATCATTCCAGGTCCACGGGCGGGTGACGCATCGGGTGCGCCTGCGCTACTGGAGTGAGCTTGACGACACGATGCGAATTCTGTTCGGGACGCGGGTGCTGAACATCCTGTCCGTGATAAACGTGGGCGAGCGGAACGTCGAGATGGAGATCACATGTGCGGAGGAGACTTAGTGAGTGATGAACCCGACAAACTCCGCAACGTCCTCGCCGTGATGTCCATGCCGCGCGTGACGTGGACGGAGAACGCCTACTGCGCGCTGTGTGCGTTGGGTCCGCTCGGCATCCGCATGGCGAAAGTCACCGGAGCGTTCTGGGACCAATGCCTGACGCGCGGCATGGAATCCGCACTTGATCAGGGAGCCGAGTACATCCTGACTCTGGACTATGACACCGTATTCCGCAAGCAGGATGTGCAGGAACTCTATCGGCTGTTGACATCAGATTCCAGGATTGGCGCGATCTGCGCCCTGCAGATGCGCCGGGCCTGCAATGACGTGCTGTTTGGGATAATCAGCGGCGACAAGTGCTGCGCGACTATCAGTCGCGACACGCTGGATGCGCCGACGATGTTTGTCGATACGGGGCACTTCGGCTTGACCCTGATTCGTGCCGACCTGTTGGGGAAATTACCGAAGCCGTGGTTTCATGCGCAACCGAACGCGGATGGGCGATGGGAAGCAGGCAAACTCGATGCTGATATCTCATTCTGGAAAAACTGGAAAGAGGCGGGGTTCACACTCGCACAGGCGAACCGCGTAAGCGTCGGGCACCTGCAGCTTATGGTGACGTGGCCAGATCGCAACCTCAAGCCGCTGTATCAGCACGTCGGCAACTGGGATGAGCACGGCAAGCCGGAGGGGGCGATCTAATGGCCGTTATTGCTACAGTTCGCATTGACGGCCTGAGAGAACTTGAACGGGCCTTGAAACGCCTCGGGGACGGGGTGCGCAGAAAGCATATAAGATCGGCCGCCAATGCCGGCGGAATGATAGCAGTAAGAGCTGCGCGGGCCGCTGCTCCGCAGAAGACAGGGTTGCTTAAGAAAAGTCTCGGCGTTCGCATGAAGGTGTATTCCGCTCATGGTGCTGCCGTTGCGATAATTGGAGCGAGAACCGGGTTCAGACGTGCGATACGCACCACGGGCAAGGGCAAGACCGTATACCAAGATCCCTCAAAATATGCTCATCTTGTCGAGGGTGGAACGCGGGCGCATTGGCTCAAGTATACGAAAATACTCGGGGCCATCGTGAATGTCGCGAGCTGGCATCCGGGGACAACTCCGCAACCGTTTCTTGAAAGATCCTTTGAGTCGTCGATACCGCAGATGCTTGCCCGTGTCAGTTCTAAGTTGAGACAAGGCATTGAGAGTGAGGCGAAAAAGGCACGATGAGCAGCCTTGGTGCTTCAATTTGGTCTCAACTGACTGGCGATACAGGCGTTGCCGCGATTGTGTCGTCGCGCGTCTATCCGAAGTGCGCGCCAGTGAGTGCCATCTTGCCGTTCATCATTTATCGCCGTGTCTCGGGCGGGCCGTTGAACACGATGGGCGGGCCGATTAGTACGCAGAACGTACACATTGAGATGGTGTGTGTCGCTGAATCTGAGGCTGAGGTCATTTCGCTTACGGATGCGGTGCGTAGCGCCTTGAATGGGTGGACAGACACGGCAGGAACACCGTCGGTTACAAGCTGTATGTTGACCGATGAGGATGAGGATTATGAGCCACCGACAGATGGCTCTGACAGCGGGATACACATAAGAACGCATGACTACTCAGTCTGGTTCAGTTAGGGGGGTTAGTAATGGCTGAAAATGATGGAGCAAACGGATCAACGCTTACTTGGGCTGGGACCACCCAGGCCGTGACAAGCATCTCATTTACCGAAGCGGGCAATGAGGTGGACGTAACACATATGGGCAGTTCAACTCATGTTTACGTGATTGGCATTCCTGATAGCGAATGCACTTGCGAACTCGTCGGTGCATCAACTGCGGCGGTTGGTGATGCGGGCGCGCTTGCTATCGCATGGAACGATACCGGGACCGATGCCATTGCGGCCGCTATCGTTACGAACGTTGAGGTGAGCGGTGATCTGGATGG